CCAACTTCCATGGGTCTCTCCCACACTCTGGGAAGAGTGTGAGAAAGAACATCTGGTATCAGAGTATTACTCCTACCCCAGATCTCCTCTTGAGGGGCCACGATTGATGTGGCGACGCTATCTTCTGGATATACCAGACGACGGCGTTGCTGTGTAACCCTTAGATATTCGTACAAACGAATGTCTTCATCAGGTATGCGAGCGAGAAGAGCTTTCTTTTGCTCTTTCTTCGACAGCGGTTTCTTCCGCTTCGCTCCGCATCGATAGTACCATTCCTGCCAAGGAATGTGTTGTACTAGAGGTCCTAGATGATAGTTGGTCGGTTCCGGTGAGAAAATCCCACTCATCCCCGAGTTATCAAATCGAACGCGATAGCCTATAGGCAGCTTGTTCAGCTGAGCTATAGTCCAACGTCTAACTGATGGTAACGTGGCATAAGCCGTGTTACAGAGTTCAATAGCTGCTTCAATCCTGGACGGACATCTTCTGCTCATCGTCAAACCGTCGAAACGACGACTTAAACGAATGGGCGTGACGTCTATACCGTTGAGGTATTCTCCTCCACAGGACTCTCTAAAGAGAGGACCCGTTTCAGAGACAAAGGTTTTTGTGGTATTCACCACGAAACCTAGTCCCTCCAACCGTCTCACGACGGCGGGTACGTACTTAGTCTCAACGACTAAGTCGTCTCCATACACGCGAAATTTTGAAGCGTGTACATTGCCCCCAGATCTCATGATGGATGCTTCGATAATACTAGTATAGACTAGACTCTGTATGGGAAAGTTAATATTACTTCCCATTGGAGAGAACTTGTCTAAACTGATGATTGATTTATCTGGTAATTCCGCTCTGGAAGAGCGTGTTGCCATTAGAATCGAAATCAAACTAGTACGTCGAAACCATTTCTTAATGAGGCGATAGGATATTGAGTCGCTAGCAGCAGAGAGATCAATGGTAGATAAACTACCATCTATCGATCCCTCCCAAGCTAAATCGCGATTCAATTCCTGCCTGTTCAGATTAATCCGTCGAGATAATGTCTTGTGTCTATGTATATAGCGCACAAGAGCTCTCCCGAATCCCTGTTGGTACCATTGAAGAGAAGCAGGCTCCATACATATAGTACGGAGTTTGTCAACCGACTTTGGCACAAAGACCACCCGACTCACTCTCGTGAGTTGAATAGGAGGTCTTGGTAATACAGTGCTACCCTCGGGTAGGCGAAGATCGAGATATCTCGTCATCGCATCTTGTCCCATAGAGCAATACTTCTCACGAAGAGAAGCTTCGCAATTAGCGACAGATCCTGACCCATGTCTGGGTTGCCAATCACCAAAGAATGGTAATCGACATTTACCGGGAAACCACTTTTGCATCAGGTTAGCTTCTAAAGATGATTCTTCATCCTCAAAAGTAAGAGATTTTAACTTCTCTTCCTGATCTAAGTAGGCCTGCATAGCTGCGATCTGTAAATCCGTTAAACCTTTAAGGTTCAAACGGAGCAGAAACACAAAAGCTTGATGCAGTGCGGAAAACGAATTGGTACACTCAGTTGTGTACCACGCATCCAATAATCCTCGTAACGGCGCAATTATTTGCCCTGCTACCTGGTGGGTTTTCCTGAGAAAGTGTTTAAAGCTTTCGTAGTCGTGAACGTCTGGGTTAGAGAAATCTAACAAAAGACCATCCGCGTCTTTAAGGATTGCCACCAATTCGCATAAATCTGTAGTAGAGACGGAGTTTATCCATCTCTTCAGATCGGCGGTTGGTTGTCCGTTGAAGGATAAGAGATCGTACCAGCATGCATAGGTCAAAGTCAGAGCGGAGTTCACTATTAAAGTGTTTCTCCGATCAAGATCCTTGCCCAGTCGATGTCTGGTCGTGCGCCGCAGGTTTCCTGCGACGTCTTCCAAAATCTGTAAGATTTCGTTGGATTGTGCTGACATAGTCTACATTCCTGTAGGCTTTAGTATGTTCCTGATCATACTGCCGAGTCTGAGATCTCCGGTGGTCTCATAAAGACCGCCGATAGCTCTCATAAGCCCGGTTGTGTAGTGAGTTGTGGTCAACTCTGGGACGTTAACCCCGGAGATGGTCACACGCATCGCAAGCGGTGCGTCTACACGGTATGTCGCATCTTCACTATCAGTGATAGTTGCAATCAGGTTGCACTGAGATAAGAGAGACCATCCGCTTTTGTTAGCGGGTTTATAGGCCTCTGCTACCGAAGTATTCTTATACGCGTCTTTGATTTGACGCAAAGCATATCTCTCGGTATTCGGTGCATCTACTGGAGAGTTCTTGTTGGATATATCAAAACATCCAGCAGGAGGATTCTCTATAGGACCAAAGTCAGCCCCGTAGTTCTTTGCTACTCCCGTTAGGGTAGGAGCAACGCCACCGGCAGTATCTGTAACATTTAAAGTTACTGTCCTGCTCATAAATGGCTCCTTTCTGTCACCTTTAAACAGTGACCAGTTCAGGATGCTAAGGTGGGCTTCTACTCAACTATTTTAATTGAGTCACCACGATAGCAAATAGTTCCACAAAATTGTGGAAATTCTGCGGTGTTTCCAATCGAAGTCGAGGAATCGTGAGATACGGAACAATTAGTCGTTCATAACGACTGTATTCCACATTTCCGATTACGACCTGACCCTCCTTTGCAATAGGTAGAAACCTATCCAAAGGGACAGAAAAGAACGTAGTCTTTCGAGTTTTTATCACTTCTAGAACATTTAGTAGCGTGGCATATTCTGCCGAGTCTACGATGTTGAAGTAATTCTCGAAGTCTACGAACCAATCTAACACGAACGTCAATGGAATTAAATCCCAGATGTTCTGAAGGGTCGGAAAGACATCCCAATCCATCAATTTCCGTATGCAATCGTTGAATTTTGAATCAACGGGGTCATAGTACACTTTATAGTTGTACTGCTGACCTACGGAACAGCTCTGAAGAAGACCAGAACTAATGACGAATTCGCGCGAACTACGGGCTCTACAGTAGCGATAATTCTTGGACCAACTCCACCTTGGACTCGTAAGAGTTCCAATAGGAGTTAAAGCCCGAGCTGTCGCAACCATAGGTTCCATAGCTTTACTCGTTGCATCCGCAATTTCTTTGCTATCCTTGGCGGTCAATCTTAGACCGTACTTCAAGGACAACCAAAGTTTGCTTAGAGATTTCACGTCCGCTTTCTTGCGTATTAATCGCAAGGCGGCGATGACGGAGTCTTTCAACTCAAAGATTTCTCGAACAAGTTGCAATGAATTCACATCCACTGCTTGCGCGTCTTGTACTGCTTCCTGACACAGATCACCCCAGACATTTACATCATCTGGAGGGATGAAGCGTTGTAACCATTTAGAAGCCAAATTAAGGTCACTTTTCGTGACTTTGGTCTCCTGGATGTCACAGCCCCATCCTGTGTAGGATTGGTTAGTAGGGTAATAAGTTGATCTTACGGTCATGGTCGGTTTAACCGGCCATCCCTTAGTCGACTTTCTTACGCCGCCGAATCTCGAGATCTGTCCAAGGACAGATGTCGGTCCTCTGCCGTCTAACCACTCCCAAGCATAGCCAGTGATTGACCACTCGGTTTTTAACCAAGTGTAATCAAAGTCTTTGCAGGAATACAGCCACACGTTTAGTTTGCTAACACTTTCCCATTCCCAAGTTAGGTAACTGTTTTCAGTATACCTGCCAAGGGTAGGATTCTTGACTCGCATATCTGCGGGAAAATCAAGACGTCCACCACAAGTTGAATAAATCGGTACCATGGCTTGGATGCCATAGCTGAGATCGTTCGCTCGTGTATGGAAAGTGTAAGTAGTGTAACTACTAGTGAAGGGATACGTAGTCGAAGACTCGTGAACCTTCTCTTCTATAGTTACAGCTGAAGCAGGAGCGATGTGAATCGCTCCTTCCCAGTTATCGTGACAACAAGAACGGTTTTCCATTCTAGATTTTCGCGATTCTCTGGGTCGTAGACCCACTTCATACGAGTTTCCAATTTCTGGCACAGTTATTAAAACCATGTCCAGAGGGAACCCATTATAAGCTACGTCTATGAGCTCTTGAACCAACGTGTTGTCATCGATAGGATGTATGTTGATCATTACGATCACCTCCTTCGACGCCTAGGGCCTTGAGGCCCT